TCGTCAGCAGCGGCCGGAGCGCGGCCAGCGTCGCTTCCTGGGTGAGCGTCGGCTTGCCGTTGCGCCACCGGTATGAGAGCGTCCCGCCGATGGTCGTGATGGGGCCGGTGAAGGCCGGTCGGCCATCTGAGCCGGTCAGGGCCGACGCCTTGGCCTTGACGATGATGAACGGGCCGGATGGGCTTGCCTTGTACAGCCATGGAAGTCGTGCCGGGTCGAGTCGCGTGCTGTTGAACGTCACGTTCTCCGGTACCATGCGCAGGTCGTTCGATTCGAGCCATTGCGCGATGTTGGCGCGGTCCGTGTCGCTGACGTTCGAGGTGCCGCCGCTGTTCCATACGCCGCCCGAGTCGTCCACGGCAAGCATGTCGGAATCGATGGTGAGGCTCTTCTGCATGGCGGTCAATTGTGGTGGAAGACGGCTCTGGTCTCCCATCGTGATCTCCACGTCGTCGAAAGAGAGCTTGCCGTTGTCCGATTTGACGCGTTTCGCGTTGATGACGACCTGTGTCAAAGGTTCGGTGATGCTCAGATCCGTCGATGCCTCGATGTCGGCCGCCGAGAGCGCGTATCGTGTCTCTCCGTCGGTGAGGACGTTGAGTCGGCCATCGGTTGACAGATGCACGGCGATCGGGTCGGCGAGGAACAGCGGCTTGATGGTGGATGCCGCGCCGTCGTAGACTTCGTGCCATTGAGGGAGTCGTGGCCCGACGGTGAGCCGGTGCAGCAGGTCGAGCTGCGATGGATGGTCGGATGACGTGTATGGTGCGACGCTTGACGGCAGGGCGAGCCCGTCCAGTTGGGCTTCCGGCGCTCCCTGCGCCGAGGCCCTGCGGTTCATCTCCTGAAGGCGTGCGGATGGTGTGCCTATCCAGTGCGCGCCGTCCCATTTCGCGGCCGTGTCTGTCGGTCCTTGGGATTGCAGGCGCTTCCATACGGCCATCCTCGATGTGGCGGAGAGTTTGAGCAGCCACCCGCCGTCGCTGGCCGGTTCGATGCTGCCGCCGGTGGAGACGGTGCCGGCGAACATCGTAGAGGCGGGCGAGTCGGTGGATTCCGGCGAGCCGGGGGAGTAAGCGCGGTGCAGCGAGCTGATCGGGATACGCAGATCTTCCCAGCCGCCCATCGACGGCTGAAGATCTTGCCATCTGGGTTGATCGGAGAATTGGACGACCACTTTCATGCCGGCTAATGTCAATGCCTGGCCTGCGAGCCGTCCGGTCTTGTCGCGCAGGGTGAAGTTCATCACGGCAGGTTCGGGTTGTTCGTCGATGCCGTCGCTTCCCCAGTCGATGACGAACGAGTCGAGGGCCGCGATGTCCTTGGCGGTGCCGTTGACGGGTGTCCAGCCGTTGCCGGTGTCGATGAACATGAAGCACTGCTGCATCTCTCTCATGACCTCCTTGCGTTGTAGTCGGCCAGGAGCCGTCTGATGGCCTTGGCGGTGCCGTCCTTGTCGATGACCTCGCCGTTGATCTCCACGTTCCAGGTGTTGACCACGGCTGGCGTGGCCGTGTTGCCCTGGGCGGAGAGGTTGAGGGGCATGGCCGCAAGTCTGCGGTTAGCGCGGGCGATAGCGGTTTCGACGTGGCTGTCGAACCCGGTGTTGAGGCCCTGTGCGAAACCGGTCATGATGGCCTGGCCGGCGGGGATGAGCAACCTCCGGTCGTAGCTGATCGGGCCTTTGTGGGCCTTGATCCAGTCGCCGATGCCGCTGATCCAGCCGGTCACGTTGCTCCACATCGATTTAAGGCCGTTGAGGAATCCGCTGATGATGCTTGCGCCGGCGTTGTACAGGATGCTGCCGGCGTTGCCGAAGAACCCGGCTATGGAGCCTGGCAGTCCGCGGAACCAGCCGACTACGCCGTTCCACGCGTTCCTTGCCCCGTTCGCTGCCGAGTTGAAGATGTTGACGATGGTGGAGCCGAGACCGGAGAAGAAGCCGATGATGCCCTGCACGCAGCTGGAAAGGTAACTCGTGAAGCTCGCCCAGACGGCCTTGCCGGTGTTGGTGCAGGTGAAGAAGTAGGTGAGTCCGGCCACGAGTGCGGCGATGAGCGTGATGACCAGCATGATCGGGTTCGCGGCCATGACCGCGTTGAGCAGTGCCTGAGCGACGGCGGCAATCCGCATGGCGGTGGTGACGGCGGTGACGGCCGCCACGGCGCCGCCGACCGCGGCGACGAGCGGTGTCACGAGATCTAGATTCTGACTGATCCAGTTGCCGGCGGTCTTCAGCCAGCCGCCGACCGTCTGCGCTGCCGTGGCGACGGTGTTGAGCACGTTGCCGAACGAGGTTCCGGCCGGCTGTCCTCCGGTCATTGCGTTCACGACGGCCATGATTCCGGTCCAGAGCGATTGCAGTCCGGTGCCGACGGATTGCGCGGCCGTCTGCAATGAGGTGAACGCACCGGTGTCCTTGACCTGTGTGAAGAACGTCTGCAATCCCTGCGTGCCGGTCTGCGCGAGGTTAGTGACTGCCGTCGCGGCCGCGTTGATGCCGCCTGTGACGGCCGGTTTGAAGAGGTTGAAGGCGTCGGTCAGACCGCCGGTGACGGCTGCTTCGAGGTTTCCCATCGCGCCTTCGATGGTGCTTGTGGAGGTCGCGGCCTGTTTCGCCACGTCGGTCATGCCGAGGTCCATCAATGCCTGGTTGAATTCGTCGGCGGTGATTTCGCCCTTGGCCATGGCATCCCTGAAATTGCCGGTGAAGGCCCCGTTCTTGAGCATCGCTTCCTGGAGTTTGCCGGATGCGCCAGGGATGGCGTCGGCCAACTGGTTCCAGTTCTCCGTCGTAAGCTTGCCCGCTCCGGCCGTCTGGGTGAGCACCATGGCCACGGAGCCGAAGGTGTCTGCGTTGCCGCCGGCCACGGCGTTCAGGTTGCCGGCGGCCTCTGTAAGGCCGGTGTAGTCCTTGATGCCGTTCGCGGCGAGCTGCGCCGTCGTGTTCTGGATGGTGGACAGGTCATACACTGTGCGGTCCGCGTAGTCGCGCGCCGCCTTGCTTGCCTTTTCGACGTTGGCGGTGTCGATGCCGGCGAAGCTCATGGTGTTCATGAACTTGTCGGTGCTGTCCGACATGTTCACCACGTCGCCGGCGAAGCCCTTCACCGTGTCCCACAGCGCGGTCACGCCCTTGACGGCCAATCCGCCGATGGCGCTGCCGAAAGCGGCCGCCTTCGTGGTGGTCTTCTCGAACGCCTTGACGGCATCATCGGCGTTGCCGGTGATGCGCACGCTCATGATCGCGCCGTGCGCCATGGTTCACTCCTTCCGTGATTCGGCTTCCTTGAGCAGTTCGGCCAGTCCGGTGCCCCAATCCCTGTCGTCGGCCTCGTTCCTCCATTGCCATGGCGTGCCGCCGAAACGGCTTGCCAGGAGGAACGAGAGACGGCCGAGTGAGTCTTGGGGCCACGCGGCTAGTCCGTAGGGTTTCCCTCTTCCGGTTCCTCCTTCGCTGACGCGAGGTCGAAGGACGCCACGGTGTCCAGCCAATGCTCGAAATCAGGCATGGTGCGGCCGGCCATGCGCAGGGCCGCGTAGGCCGCGTACGCGCCGGAACGGACGGGGGACTGGGTGATTGGCCCCCAGCCGGCCTCGATGGCGTGCGCCTCGGCCTTGCATGTCGCGCGCATCGTGATCGGCACGAGTTCGCTGGTACCGTCCGTGTAGGTGATTCGTGTGGTTGCCATCATTTTCCTTTCACTTGCTTCAGTGTCTTGTCGATGAAGTCCTTGTAGACCTTTTGCCATTGGCTCTCGGTGGAGGCGACGCCGTTGTTGACGAAGAGCCGTGGCCGGATGCGCCGTTTCGGCCAGCCGTAATTGATTGGGCCCGCGTATGGCACGGCCTTGCGGCCGGCGCGGATGACGCCGGCGCGTTTCGTCGCTCCGACACGCAGGCTGCCGGCCAGCCGGCCGGTTTTGCCTCGCGGGGCGAGGTTGCGGACGGCGGGCAGTGCGATCTGCGCGGCCTCGCGGTTCACTTCCTTCAGGTCGTCCATGTCCGCGCCGGCCTTGCGCATCGTCTGCACGAAGCGTTTCTGGCCGACGACCATCAATGCCTTGCCGGCCATCACTTGCTCGAGTAGGCCGTGTGGGCGACGTTCGTGACGGCGAAGCTCAGATCGTTCGTGTTCTTCGATTTGACGTCGCCGCCGATGGCGATTGGCGCGATGGTGACGTTGAAGGTCCACTGGATCTTGCCGTTCGTGTTCGGGACGAACTGGGCCGGCAGCGTCTCGCCCTTGTGGTCGAAGAGCCAGACGGCCAGACCGTCCTCGCTGAAGTCGTCGCCGACGGTGCCCTCGAACGTCCACGTGGTCGTGGTGTTCGTTTCCTCGGACCCGTCCAAGAAGGTGGTCGGGTCGTCGCTGCTGTTCGACGGGTTCAATTGCGCCTTGGTCAGGTCGGCGCTGAAGTCCCTGCCGTTTGCGGTGTCGGTGATTTTGAAGATGCCTGGTCCGAGCGTGCGGATCTTTTCAGCCATGATTGTTTTCCTTTCCTTGTCTTATTCGGTTTCCAGGGCGTTCAACGTGACCTGGTATGCCGCCAGCGTGCCGGCTCCTGCGAGGTTCCATGTCGCAGGCGTGGCCTTCTGGATGTTCAGTCCACGTTCGGCGAGTCTGTCGAGCGCTGTGAGGATGTCATCGACTGCGGATGGCTGCGTGGCCGGCGTGCCGGCGATGACGTCCAAAGTCCAGACCGGTTCCGGCGGGCCCCATGACGGCCATTCCACGGTCGGAGGTTCGATGAACACGGCCACCTTGCCGGCGGCGGGGCGTACCAGTTGGGCGTCGATGCTGATGCTGCTGACGAGCCCGTCGAGCATGTCGGCGAGCGTGTCCATGAGGGCGGCGCGTTGTTCCTGGATGTTCATGCGATCACCATTCCCCCGGTCAGCACGCCGGCGGCGCGGAGTTTCGGCCAGACTGAGCGGAGCGGGTCGGTGGAGATTCTGAATGGTTCCACGGTCGAGTCGCCAACGTCCATGACGCCGAGGCGGGCGTCGCGCATGTTGAACAGGTCGGCAGCGCAGGAGACGATGCAGTCGGCCAGCAGATCGTCGTCCACGGTGGCGGTGCCGACCGCGTGCGCGACGTATCGTTTCGCCGCCGAGAGTTTGACCGTGAGCCGGTCTTCCTCTCCGGCCGGCACTCCAACCTCGTCGCGTAGTCGTTGCAGCAGGATGTTGTCATCGATCATCATGCCGTGGCGAACTTCACCGGAATCAGGCCGTCGGCATGGGTCGTGGCCACGGCCATGTATCCGTAGACGCTGTAGCTGTTGGTCAGGCCGGTCACGTTCCCGTCGGTCAGCTGCGCCGGGCCGCCGGATTCCCAGACGGTCACGGCGGCGGGGTCGATGAAGCTGGCCAGTCCTGCGTCGGCGTTCGGCAGCAGCACGACGGGGACGCGCATGAACGTGCCGGCCACGCCGGTCAGGTCGAAGCTGCCGATGGTGTCGGTGCCGTCGCCGCTGAGGTTGAAGAAACGGTCGCCGGTATCCTTGAGCCTCACCAGCGCCTTGAGCACGTCCTTGGAAACCGCGAGGCGCGTCAGCGACACGTTGCGGTCGTCGGCCAGCTCGGATGCGTCGATGATGAGTGACACCCAATCGTCGATGGTCATTGATGCCAGCTGAGGGGCGTCGATCTTGTTGGCGTCCTTGGATGCGTCGCGCTGCGCCTTGATCTCCGCGTACAGGTGGTCGCGCACTGCCGTCTCGGTGGCCTTCGCGTAGGCGTTCTGCAATGCGGTGATCGCGGTGTTGAGCATCGGCGTGGTGCTGCGTTCGATGGTCTGGCGGCTCAGGGTGGTGTAGCCGCCGTAGGTGTTGATGTCGGCCGTCTTGGTGCCGAAGCTGATTTTTCCGAAGGAAAGATCGGCGCCTTCCGTCTCCTGTTTGCCGACGGCTGTGGTGTCGGAGGTCACGACATGGTATTCCATGCTCATGCCGGTCGCCGGGAGCGTGTCATGGGTCAGGAGCTGGGAGACCTTGCGGCGGTCCTCGATCAGTTTGAGGTCGTCGGCGATCCAGGTGGCGGTGTTGCCGGTGTCCTTGGTCGAGATCAGGTCGCGGCATTCCTTCATCACGGTCATGGCCTGTTCGTCGCCTCGCGCGAGGGCCTGCATGTATTCGCCGTGGCTCCGGTACGCCGCGCCGATGGCAGCCGGTGCCGGTTTCGCGCCCATCTTGCTGATCTCGGCCTTGATGCCGCGCTGTTCCTCCTGCATGGACTGGATCAGGTCCATCAGTTCGTTGTTGTTCTCCATGGTTTCCTTCCTTTGTTGCACGGCTGGTGCCGCTGATTTGGTCATTTTCGCGTTCTGGTAGGCCGGCCAGCTCACGATGCTGGTCTCAAGCAGACGGACCTTGCGGCGGTGGGTGATGCCGTCGCGGTCCTTCTGCGATTCGAGAGGTATGAATCCGACCGAGAAGCTGTCGAGCACGCCGTCACGTATCAGGGTCATGGCATCGCGGCCGCGTGCCGTGTCGCTGATCCGCGCGGTGATGTGCAGTCCGTCGTCCCTGCTTTCCGCTTTGGTGATCCGTCCGATGGTCTCGCCGTGCTCGAAGCACAGTTTCGCCTCGTCAAGCCCATCGAAAGAGCAATCGCGGTCGAAGGTCTCCGCGCCGTCCCACGTATCGATGATGTCGCCGAACGGCACGGCGACGCCCTCCACCGTCGATGAGCCGGCGTCGTCCGTGGAGCGGAGCTTCAGGCCCTTCCAAGCGATTTCACGTTTCTCGATGTTCATTGTTCCTCTCCTTTCACGAGCGCCGGCAGCCCTTCCTTGCGCCTCACGTCATCGACGGTGAGGAAACCGGCCTCGATGGCTGTCTTGTAGGCCGTGTATCGGTCGCTCATATTCGCGCGCTGCGAGCTGTCCCAGTCGAACTTCGCGCTCCGGCCGCGCGGCAGCAGACGGTTGAAGATCTCCTCGATCTCGCCGGTGTAGGCCGCCAGCGTGTAGTCCGCGAACTCGATCCACGACTGTTCGATGTTGCTGTAGGTGAGGTTCGAGCCATCGACGGCGGCGAGCATGATGCTTGCCGGGATGCCGAGCAGACGGGCGATCTGCGTGGTGTCGAACTTCTGGGTCTCGAGGAACTGCAGGTCTGCCGGCTTCAGGGAGAGCGGCACGTATTCCAGGTTCTTGCCGACTACCTTGATGTCGCCGGCCTCGCCCGACGCCTTCCATGATGCCTTGGCCTGCTGCGCGGCTTCCTGTGTGATGTTCTCTGATGTGCGCAGATAGCCTTTGAGGTTCGAGCCGTCGGTGAAGAACTTCGCCTTGTAGTCGCGCGCGAGCTGCGCGGCCTCGATTTCCTCGCGTGCCGCCGAGATGGGGCCGAGGCCGCGAAGACGTCCGGGCACGTTGAGGAACTTGCTGTGCACGACGTCATCCGCCGTGTAGGTGCGGCCGAGATAGGAGAACCGCAGGTCAGGCCGCGCGGGGTCGTCGCTTTCGTCGGTGACGGTCACGTATTGCGGCGGCAGCACCTCGCATGTCACGATCTCGTCTTTCCAATCGCGCACGATGCGCGTGAAGGCGTTGCCGTCGAGCACGAGAGAGGCCACGATATCGGCGATGAAATCACGGCGTGAACGAGACACGTCCGGCTGCAACACCATGGGGCTCACGTCCGGCAGGTCACGGCCGCCGCGCTGTTCCACGATCGGCAGGCCGGTGATGGCCGTCTGCAACACCTGCACGCCGCGGAAAACCGTGGACAGTTGGAGCGGTTCGGTGGCCGAACTCCGTGACGGCGGCTTGACGCCTTCCGGCATGTCCGTGCCGTCCGCGCCGCGCGTGAGCACTCGGCCGGCGAGCTTCATTCGTTTCCAAAGGTTCATGCCGCCGAGAATATGGCCGTGGTCCCGTCACGGCCAAAAAAACGGTGACATTCAGTGACATTCGGTGACAAACGGTGACACGTCAGAAGATTTGCAGCGCGCCGTCAGATGGCAGGTGATGCGCGCCCCACGCGGCCAGCATGCATGATTCGATCGGTGAGGTCAGACCAGTGCTGCCGCGCCGTGTGACGCGCCACGCGTCGCCGCTCCACGTCCTCGCGCAGTTGGCCGCGCTTGCGTCGAGCTCGGTATCGGCGGCGTGGCGGATCAGCTTGTTCTGCAAACCGCTGACGAATGCCTGGCCGACCGCGAGGTAGTCGGATGATTGCATGGCGATGAAGTCAATCAGTGGGTCTCCGGCTTCGTCGGTCATGGATGCGAGCCGGTCGTGCAGGTCGGCGTTGGGCCCTTTGCAGTCCATGACCAGGGGAGCGTGGTAGGTGTCGCAGATTCTCGTGATCTCGGCGGGTGCCATGCCGGTGCCGTCCAGGACTTCGAGCAGTTGCACGGTCACGGTGCCATCATGGTCGAGGATCGCGGCCGAGATGGACGTGTTCGTGGCATCCACATCGACGGCCGCGGCTATCACCACGGGTCGGCCGTCGATCCGGTCCGGCGTGATCGGCGTGGCCAACGTCGATTGCCATAGCTGGTCGGGGATGACGCGCTCGGCCACTCCGTTGTCTCGCCGGTTGCCGAAGGCGCGCGCCCAACCGGCCTCGTTGCCGGCGAACTGCTCACGGAAGTCGCGCAATTGGCGGATGTCCCAGAGCAGGCCGGCGGCGGGATGCCATTTCAGGATCGTCTGGAAGTCCTCGGGGTCGGCGTCGTCGGGGATGCCGAAATCGAACCAGCAGGTGCGTTTCGGCACGTTACCGGCGCGGAAGGAGTCGAGCAGGCCGTTGAGGAACGTGGAATCTGCCGTGCCTTCGGTCGAGGTTATCCAGATCTGGGGCTGGACGCCGGTGAAGTGCAGTCTCGTGTTCATGGTCGGTGCCATGCCGTCGAGGATCAGTTTGCCGGTCTCGTCGTCCAGGCTGAACGCCTCATCGATGGTGAATTTGTCCATCTGCGTGCCATGGCCGGCCACTTTGGTCACGGCCAGCGGGCAGATGAAGCTGCCGTTGCGGAAACGCTGCTCCATCCCGCCGTTGGAAAGCCTCGGCTTGAGGGCGAACGGCGCGAGCCTTGATTTTGAGAGCTGCTGCACGAAGTCCTTGAAATGCTTCTCGGCGTCCTTGCCGGTCTGCGCGAGGTAATAGATCTTCCGGTCTGGGCCGAGCAGAGCGTTGCGTGTGTCCTCGGTATCGATCAGCGTGCTCTTGCCGCACTGGCGCGGAGTGGAAAGTACCACACGGTCGTAATAGTACGTTCCGGTGGCAGGGTCGATTTCCCCGGCGACGTCGGCCACGTATCGCTGCCATGGCAGCAGCGGCTTGCCGAGCATCTCGGCAGTCCGTGCGACGATCGCGCCGTCGGTCGGCCGCGTTTCGTCGCGTTTCGTGCCGCCGCGCATGAGCATGGTCACAGTCCGGCCTTCGCGTCGGAGATGAAGTCTGTCAGCGTCGGGTCGAGTTGCGGCTGTTCCGGATACATCGCCTTGAGTTCCTGGAACCATGTGAGCAGTGATGTCATGTTGCGGCTGATCTCGCGTCCCTTGCTGTTCTGGATGTCGATGTTCCTGGCTATCGAGAGCATCGACTTGCAGATGTAGGTTGCTTCCGGCGTCAACGTCTTGCCATCCACGAAGCTTTTGATGAGATTCATGGTCGCCTGCTCCTGAAGGCCGCTGATGCCGTAGGGATGCGTGTATTCCTCGAAACCTTCCAACGTTCCTTGATTCATGATGTGTTTTCCTTGGTTTTCCAACGTTTTCATGCTTTTTTGCATGGTTCTGGGGCTGTCTCTTATACACATCTCCGAGCCCACGAGACATGCGCAGATCT